GCTGTATCGGGGAGGGAGGCGCTGCCGGTGACAATCAACATTTTGGGTGCAGATTACACCATCACGTGAAGCCACAATGACCCACGTCTGGAAAGCATCGACGGATTTTGCGATGAAACCACGAAAGAAATCGTCGTGGAAACTTACGAGGGTGATGATGGGAAGCCGGGCGTAAAAGCTCAGTTAGATGTTCAGCGGAAGAAAAACGTCCGGCATGAGCTGGTACATGCTTTCCTTTTCGAGTGCGGCCTTGCCGAAAACAGCCCTTGGGCGCAGAACGAGGAAATGGTTGACTGGATCGCCATTCAAGGCCCAAAACTCTACAAGGCGTGGCAGGAGGCGGGGGCGGTATGAAAACTACAAGCCAGTTAAGCGAAAAGTGCAAAAACTGCCCACATGTCAACATCTGCAATAAAAAGCGGATGGAGGCTTGCGCATATATGGGAAAACACGACCCATGTATGGCAAGTGCGGCGGCAGAGGGTGCTAATTACGCCCGTGCAGATGTGCTTGTAAAGCATGACTACCGCGACATAAAGATTGGGCCAAACACTACCATTACGATTGACCTCGAGGAACAAAAACGCCAATTAGAACGGGATATTTACAAAGCGTTAGGTGGGCCTTGCCTTGAGTTTGGAGCGTGAGATAATGAGTATGTTCCCCCACACCATCACCCTCTACAATGTGGAGACCATCCCAAAGGACGATTACAAGGACGAAGTAATCAACCATATCACCATCCTGCGGGGCGTACTTGTGGACGATTCCAAGGCCGCCAACATGCGCGAGAGCGGCCTTGTGAGCGCAGACGCGGTGAACCTCCTGATTCCATTTAATGCGAAAGCAACCGATGCGGTCACGGGTGCGGGAAAGAAGTTTATGCCGCCCATCGAGTTCTGGCGCTCTGAAGACAAGGCCAGCCATTGGACGCTGGCCATCAGCGCAAAAGGGGCAAAGCTGGACGGGTACACCTTCTTTGTTAAGGGCGTGGCCCTGCCGCCAGACGTCAATCCACAAACAGGACAGCCCCTCAAGCCAAGCCTAGTACGGGATGTTGTGGAATCCATGTACGATGACGTGTACAACATCACCAAGATTGACACGAAGGATTTTGGCGGGCTGCAGCATTGGGAAATCGGAGGGCTATGAGGTGGCGGGAGTAAAGTTCACGCTTGACGCGAAGCGGTTTAAAAAGGATATGGAGCGGCTTGACCGAAAGATGAGGTTTGCCGGGGAGGGGGCGGAGCACGCCCTTGCCGTCCAGATGGCGAAAGACACGGAGCCGTATGTGCCAGCCCAAACAAAGTCCCTCGCGAACCGAACAATTGTACATGAGGATACCGTCATCTACCCAGGCCCATATGCAAGATTCCTATATTATGGAAAACTCATGATTGACCCAAAGACCGGAAGCCCATGGGCGCCAAAGGGAGCATCAAAGGTGGTTGACCCGCAGGGGAAAGATTTGAGCATTAGTACGGCGGTACACAGCAAGGCACAATCCCATTGGTTCGAGGCATCCAAAGCCCAGAACCTTCCAAAATGGAAACGCGTAGCAGGGAGGTTGATGCAGCGTGAGTTCGGAAGATAAGCCCATTGAATTCGTGGAAGCAAAGGAAGAAGACCGCATATCAAGAAACCTCTTGGGGTGGTTGAGCGGTTACCATGAAATCCCGCTTTCCATCCTGCGCATTGACTATGAGTTCCTTGACGCCAAAGAGTCCAGTATGTCCCTCTCCACGATTCAGGGCGCTTACATCGTCGAGCAGTTCATTGACGGCACTTACACAGCGGAATACCAGTTCAAGCTCATTTACCGTTTGCGTGCAAACACGCCGGACGAACGCCTGAAAGCAGATGAACTGCTCGACGGCCTGGGGGATTGGGCAGTTGCGCAATTTGACGCCGGGAGCGGCCCGGATATCGGGAGCGGCCTGGAAGTCCAGGAATTTGAACAGGCTACCCGCTCTTCTTTGTTCGCCCGAATGGAAGACGGGTGGGAAGACCACCAAATATTTATGCGGATGACCTACAAGGCCAATCCGGGAAAGTGAGGAAATCATGGCAGAAAAAAGAAGCGCATTTAAAGCATTTTTGAACACAACTCCGGGATCGGATGCCACGTACAGCATTATCGGCCCCGGCGTGACGGAGCTATCCATTTCGTATAACCCGCAGACCAGCACGGAGCAGTATATCCACGAGGACACCGCCACCACTGAGCTTACCGGATACCAGCCCAATGCCCCCGTAACGGCCCAGGTGGTGAAGGATGACCCCACCTTTGAGTTTATTAACGGAATCAGGAAGGGGCTGCTCATCGGCAGCGACGCCCACACGGATGTGGTTCTTGTGGATCTGTTCGGAAAGCAGACCGGGAGCGCCTACGAGGCCACAAAACAGCCTGTTTCCATCCAGATTGACAGCTATGGCGGCTCCGCAACGGACCCCCTGTCCATCGGCTACACCATTAACTGGCGCGGCGCAGGCACGGAGGGGACGTTCAACCCCAGCACAAAAACCTTCACTGAGGGCGCGGCGGCTGCGGCGTTCTCCGCCAGAAAGGGTGATTGATGATGGCTGGAATCCGCGTCAATACAGGCGTAAAGCGCATCGAAGTCAATGACAACGGGGACTATATCACCATCAACCTGAACGACAACGATTTTATGGATCGGTTTTTTGCCGCATACGAGGAAATCCAGAGGATCGCGGACGAATCGACCGCAAAAGAGGCGGAAATCAAAGAGTGGCACAAGGAAAACGAGGGCGGAACCGGATTCATGAAAGACATTTTTGCCCTTTACTCCAATGTGGGCATGGAAATGAAGGAACAGGTTGAAAGTCTGTTCGGGGCCGGAACCTGCAAGAAGGTGTTCGGCGACATCACGCCCACCTTTGACCTTTATGTTGATTTCTTTGATCAGCTTACGCCGTATCTCCAGGAGGTTGCGGCGGAAAAGAAGCAGCGTATGAGCAAATACAGCGCGGACAGAACCGGGAATGCATAACGCAATGCTGGATCGCCTCCCAGAGGACTATCAGGGATGGCTCATTCGGACGGATTACCGAATTGGGGTTCAAATACAACTTTGCCTCTCCGACCCAGATCTGTCTGACAGCGAAAAAACGGGGACGGCGCTGTACCTGCTTTATGGAAATGGCGTGCCGGACTTTCAGACGGCCATTGATGGGCTGTCCTGGTTTATGTCTGGCGGGAATCCGGCGCCAATTGACGGTGACGGGGATGAACCGCCCACATACTCCTTTGAACAGGATTCTGGGCGGATTGTATCCGCGTTCCGAAAGGTGTTCGGAATCGACATCAGCCGGGAGCGGCTCCACTGGTTTGAATTCCTGGCCATGCTGGGCGATCTCAGTGGAACCGCGTTCACCAGCGTGATTGACATCCGCACCACAGCTCCGTCCGAGGTGGACAAAAAGAAGCGGGCGGAGTTTATTCGGCTGCAAAAACGATTCGCACTGTCCTGCCAATATTCGGCGAAAGAACAGGCGGAAATCAACGAGTTTATGGAGCAACTGAAATAAACCCACCGGACTATGAAACCCACATAGATTCATTGACGGCAAAATCAACAGAATAGGATTGATGAAAATGTTAGTAGAAATCATGAACTTCAGGCGTGAGGAGCGGGCTATCTGCACCAGCCTGGATGTGGCAGAAACATTTGGAAAAGCCCATGACAAGGTAATGCGAGACATCAAAAACCTTGGGTGCAGCGAGGAATTTAATACCGCCAATTTTGGCGATATCTTCTATTCCGACTCCATGAACCGGCAGCAAAAAGCCTGCGTTATGACCCGAGACGGCTTCACTCTCCTTGTCATGGGCTTCACCGGCGATCTGGCTATGAAGTTCAAGGAAGCGTATATTAAGCAGTTTAACGCTATGGAGGCCGCGCTTCAAGGCAAGTTGATTGAGCGAGAAAAGGGTATCGCCGTTCGGCAGTCACTGACAAAAGCCCTCCAGCAATCCACCGATAACGCTCGAATGCATGGCCACGCTTACTCTGCCTATACCAACTGCATTTACAAGGAGTTGTTTGGCATGAACGCCAACCAGCTTCGGGAAAAGTTCGGCACCAAAAAGAAAGACAGCCTGCGGGACTGCTTCACACAAGAGGAACTGCGGGCCATCCAGTCTATGGAGTGCCTTGTCAGCGGTCTGGTGGACTGCGGCTGGGAGTATGACCGGGTAAAGGCGTTTATACACGAAAACAACGCACGGCGGCAGTTGGCCGCATAAATAACACGTCCCAAAGCTGAGCAAAAGGACTGAGCGGGGCCATTTCCTTCAAAGGGGGTGACATCGCTTGGCCTTTGGCTACGATGGTTCCATCCGCATTAAGGCGGATTTAAATCACAGCAACTTTGACCGTGGGCTGGCTTCGATGACCAATAAGGTCAATTCCTTTGGGTCTACGCTGAAGAAAATAGCTGGAATGGTGGCTGTTGCGTTCGGTACTGCGGCGCTGGTCAATTTCGCAAAAGAGAGCGTCAAACTTGCCTCCGATATCCAGGAGGTTCAGAATGTCATTGATGTGACGTTTGGCAAGGGCGCGGCGCAGATTGAGGAATTCGCCCAGTCTGCGGCTACGGCGTTCGGCCTGTCTGAGCTGGCCGCAAAGCAGTACACCGGGACGATGGGGGCAATGCTGAAATCGTCTGGTCTGACTGTTAATGCGGCGCAGGAAATGTCAATTGCCCTGACTGGGCTGGCGGG